CCCGGACACATTTGGGTCCTGTGCACCTTCTTACAGCAAGATCCTTACTGAAAGCGAGGGAATATGCAGCTTTCTCCGTTTGATTCCATTCAACATGCCCTCTTCGAGCAGGTACTTTTCGGAACCAGAGAGGTGATTGGGATTCACATCTCCACAAATGCCCATGTCAACTCGTCTCATGTCAGCACTCCGGAGCGGCAACAACTGCACTGCACTAAGATAGTTAGAAGCATAGCTTCTCAAGACAGCTTCAGCGCCCTTATGAGGTTGTTCCCCATAATACCTGTATTTCTCAGGAAAGACCGCCTTGTTCACTATCTCCTGAATCGGGACATCGGGCTTACCCTTAATCCAGAACGCACCCAAAAAGTGAGGTTGATCGAGAATCGTCTTATCGACGTTTAACTTCATTCCAAACTTACTAAGATACTTAGCCCATGCGTTGAGGTTAACGTCACCAACTACGCTCATCAATACATCATCGCCCAGAACAAACAGAGATCGTCTGTTGATCCGGAGACCGAAGCGACTGGCAAGCGCATAACACAAAGCCACATTACAGATGGAATCCACCACTTGAGTGAAGTAACTGCCGGAAGGAACGCCATGACACTTACCCTTATACAGATGGCCATCAGGCATCACAATTGGGGTATAAATAAAATAGTGTGTAAGCTTGTCCCAGCCAAACTGTTTGAGATCTTCACTCCGGAACCATGTTGCTATGATTCGAAATGCAGCCCGAATCATCGTCTTGGACAAAGTAGTATCATACTTGGAGTAGTCCATCGCGACGATTCTGCCTGGCGACTCAACGATATAACGGTGAATATAAGCTCCAAGCTCACACTTCGTCATACCGAAAGCCATTGGCGTACGTCTCTTGAGCATCTCATCGATGAAAGGTCGAGCGAACCTTGCCTCCATGATTATCATCTCAAGAGGATAGCCCCAGACAAGTCGTGTCTTGTTACCTCTTTGCGTACGCTTATACGCTACGCAGGGATTGGGTGCCTTGCGCTCAAGCCTAATCGGACTCTCGCGATCAAAAGAGTACGTTAAAGACTCGGCTTTGCTCAACATTAAAGGTAGTCCAGAGGACTTGTCAAGCT